TTATCGGCGTGGCTTGAGGAAGCCAAAGCGACTATAGCCGAGCAGGATAAGCGCATCAGCGACTTAGTGACGCAGGTATGGGAGCGAGATAACAGCCTTGCCATAGTGCGTGGTGATCGTGACGCATGGCTGAAAAACAGCTACGCCCACGAGGAGAATTTCAAAACTATCAAGGCCGATAATGAGCTACTCCAGACGCAGGTCACGGCGCTGGAGCAGGCCCTGAGTAACATCGAGGCAGTCGCAGCGGGGAACTTCGACCCGCCCACGGTGCCGCCCATGCCGTATATCTACGGTCATGCAAGAGCCGCCCTCGACGCCGTGAAGGATCTCCTCCGTGCGTAAGCACTGGACGTACTCCTCATGGTCGACCTACGCGGAGTGCCCGCGCAAGTATCGCTACACCTACGTCGACCATCTACCGCAGCCGCCGAATGCCCATGCGGATCGCGGCACGGAGATCCACGCGCAACTGGAGCAGTGCCTGCTCCAGCGCAACACCGCGCAGTTCCCGACCGACATCAAGGGCGACACGGACTTCTGGGAAGAGCGCGTTGCGAAGTTGATCAAGACCGGCGCGACGCCGGAGGAGATGTGGACGTTCGACGACGGCTGGAACGAGACCGAGCGCGAGGTGTGGTGTCGCATGAAGACCGACGCGCACAACATCATCCGCAAGTCCATCGCGCACGTTGTCGACTACAAGACCGGGCGCGTCTACGACCTGAAGCACAAGCAGCAGGGCGAGGTGTATGCGTTGGGCGCGTTCGCGAAGTTCGACGATGTGAAGGTCGTCAACGTCGAGATGTGGTATCTCGACCAAGGCGTCGAGGTCGCGAGCTACGCCTACAATCGCGACGACGCGCGCCGCCTCGCGCAGATCTGGCGCGGTCGCGCCGAGACCCTGCTCGCGGATCGGACGTTCGCGCCGACCCCCGGCAACTGGGCGTGCCGCTTCTGTCCGTTCAGCGCGAAGAAGGGCGGGCCGTGCGATGCGGGATGAGGCCGCATTACAGCGCGCCTGCCGCCGGCTGGCCGACCGGCAGGGGTACTGGCAGATCAAGCTCTGGCCGCTCGTCACAGGCCTCCCAGACGCACTGGTGATCGGCCCGCAGGCATTCCTCGTGTTCGTGGAGTTCAAGCTGCCGGGGGGCAAGCTCACCCGGCGGCAGCACTACGTCCACCGCAAGCTGGAGGGGTGGGGGTTCCTCGTGGAGGTCGTCCGCTGCACCGCGTCATACCGGGAGAAAATATTTGGCGAGGGGTGTTGACAGGAGCAACAGTCCGGGCGCATGATTCGTCCCATGGCGGAGATGTCCTCCGCCCCAGACCGAGGAAACGAACATGAGCAACCAGATCAACGTCCGCAAAGTCGGCACCGAGTTCTACGAAATCTCCGTGCAGGTCACCCACAACAGCGTCGAGTACATCGTGTGCTGGTATCGCGAAAACAGCACGAACGAACTCGTCTGCAAGCCGACGATCTGCTCGTTCCACCCCGTGACCCGCCGCACGCGCGTCGTAAAGGGGTACACCAAGAAGGGCGACATCTCCCCCACCTACGCTGCCGTGCTGGTCGCCGCGCTGCGTGAGTGTCAGCGTATCGACGAGGCGAACGGCGCCCGCGTGTTGGCCGTCGCCTAACCCCCCAACCCCATGACCGAGGAAACGAACATGAACGCCGACCTCCATGCCGCCCTCACCGAGTGCCGCGCTTCGCTGGCCCGCGCCGACGAACTCAGCCGCCGCATCGGCGCACTGGCCGCGTACACGCATCGCCGCAACGGCATGACGCAGATCAAGGTCGTGCATCCCGATGGTGAGCGCGCCGCGCTGATCACCAAGTTCAGCGGCGAGAAGAACTGGGCGATCCGCTACGGTTACGACGGCGACCTGAAGTTCGGCCGGAACGTCTGGGACAACGACGAACAGCCGACGAAGAAGGACGCCTTCTGGATGATCGGCGTTCACTGGCAACTCGACCGCGAATGGAACCTGCGTTAACCAACCACCTGACCGAGGAAACTACGATGAACCTGAACACCGAGCAAAGCTTTGCAATGCTGCGCGCCGCCGTCGATGCTGAGATCGCCGCGCTGCGAGCCGAGAACGCGCACCTGCGCGGGCATTTGTGGGACATCGCGAACGAGGAGCCGACCGACTCCACGGCCTGGCGGCATCGGCGCATGGCCCTGCACGGGCTGAAGAGCGGTGTTGACACCGGCAACACGGTGTGATCAGATAGCACCCGTACCGCAACCCATGACCGAGGAAACGAACATGAACTTCGAACCGACCATTACCTCCGTGACCGACGACGAGAATGCGACCCTGCGCGCTTCGTGGAAGACCACCGCAGCCGCCGCCATCCGCGACCCCGCCCCGGCGCCGACCATTCAGGAGCGACTTGCTCAGAGGATCGCGGACGGCGAACTGGGCGAGACCCTGCAGGCCGCCATCGAGAACAGCAAGATCGCCAACCGCGACCGGGACTTCGCCATCTCCCTGCTGCGCGGGTTCCTGAAGTACGGCAGCTTCACCGACAAGCAGCGCCCGCACGTTGCCCGCCTCGTGGCCGCCCCGGTGCCGGCCGCCGGCCCCTCCCCGGACGCGGTACTGGCCCAGTCGCTCCGCGCCGCCCTCGACAACGGCGCCTGCGCCGGGAGCGAGTCCTTCGCCGCCTCCCTCCTCGCCGGCTTCGCCCGGTACGGGTCGTTCACCGACCGGCAACGCCCCCATGTGGAGCGTCTGGCGGCCCGTGGGGACGTTCCCGCCCCCACCCCTGCCCCGGTGGCGGCCCCCTCCTTCCCGAAGCTGCAGGCCGCTCTGGCGCGGGCTGGTGAGGCGCTGGACAAGCCGACCCTGCGTTTCGAGGGGCTGGTGCTGAAGGGCGCCGGCCACTACTCCCCGTGGTTCGGGACGGTGTCAATCTTTTGGCAGGGCGAGTACGCCGGCCGGATCGAGCGAGACGGCCGCCTGACCCCCAAGGGGCGCCCCGACCCGGCCCTCCTCTCCCGGCTGGCCGAGATCGAGATCGACCCGGCAGCGGCTGCCAAGGCGGACGGGCACCGGATGGGAAGCTGCTCCTGCTGCGGGCGCCTGCTGACTGACCCGGTGTCCGTCGAAGCGGGGATCGGCCCGATCTGCGCGGAGCGGTTCGGCTGGTAGGGTGTTGACAACGGCAACGCCCCGGCGCATGATTCGCACATGGCCGGGGCGTTCCCGGCCCACGACCAAGGAAACCGAAATGAACATCTACACCGCCCGCGACGCCCGAGCCGAGAAGAACCTCTGGAACGACCGCTTGTTCGCCAAGCAGGATCGCGCCGAGCGCCGCGAATTGGCCCGCAAGATCGCCAAGTGGGAAGAGCGCGTCGCCGCTGACCCGAGCAACCTCGTCGCCGCTGCCACGCTGGCGCGGCTGCAGGCCCGCTAACATGAAAAACTGGCAGCCCCACGACTACCAGCTTCGCGCCGTGCAGCACACGCTCGCGAACCCGGCGGCAGCACTCTTCCTCGAACCCGGACTGGGCAAGACGAGCATCACGCTCGCCGCGCTCACCGTGCTGAAGGAGGCCGGCAAGCTGAAGAACGGCGCGCTCGTCGTCGCCCCGCTGCGCCCCGCGTACAGCGTGTGGCCGAGCGAGATCGCGAAGTGGGCCGACTTCAACGGGCTGACCTACACCGTCCTGCACGGGCCGGCGAAGGCCGAGCGCCTCGCACAGAAGGCCGACCTGTACATCATCAATTACGACGGGCTGGCGTGGCTGGAGAAGAGCCTGCACCCGGCGCGCCGCTTCGATGTGCTGGTGCTGGACGAATCGACGAAGGTGAAGAACGGCAAGACCGTGCGCTTCAAGACGCTGCGCGCGATGGCGAACCGCTTCGACCGTCGCATGATCCTGACGGGCACTCCGGCACCGCGCTCGCTGCAGGATCTCTGGGCACCGCTGTTCCTCCTCGACGGGGGCGCGCGGCTGGAGACCTTCATCACGCGCTTCCGCCGCAAGTACTTCGACGAGATCCCCAGCCGCTACGGGTACAGCGAGTGGCTGCCGCGCCGGAACACCGCGCGTGAGATCGAGGACAAGATCAAGGACATCACCCTCACGCTGCGCGCCGAGGACTACCTGAAGATGCCCGCCTGCCTGACGAACGTCATCGGCGTGGAACTGCCGGCGGCTGCGATGAGCGTGTACCGCGAGCTTGAGAACGAGTTCTACGCCGAGGTGGCCGAGGGTGAAGTGACGGCGGCGAACGCCGCTGCGAAGGGGATGAAGCTGCGCCAGATCGCGGGCGGCGGCGTGTACGCCTCCATGGGCGTGGCCTACCAGCACACCGCGAAGGTGGACGCGCTGGTCGACCTCATCGAGGAGCAGGAGGGCCAGCCGCTCCTCGTCGCGGTCGCCTTCCAGCACGAGGTCGACGCGATCCGCAAGGCACTGGGCTACGACGCCCCGTACCTCGGCGGCGGCATCAGCCCGAAGGCGAGCGACGCGATCTGCGCGGACTGGAACAGCGGCAAGATCCCGGTGCTGCTCGCGCACCCGGCGAGTGTCGCGCACGGGCTGAACCTGCAGGCCGGCGGCCACGCGGTGGCGTGGTTCACGCTGACGTGGAACTTGGAGGAATACATTCAGTTCAATGCCCGCGTGCATCGGCAGGGGCAGGAGAAGACGGTGGTCATCCATCACATCGTGGCGGACGACACCATCGACTCGCACGTTTCCGATCTGCTCGTGCAGAAGCGCGCGGTGCAGGACGGGTTACTCAAATCTCTCAGCAGGAGTTAACGACCATGACGAAAGCAAAGCATCCTTTACTACGCGCGTACCGCAAGTTGGGCAGCTACCAGAAGCTGGCGCACGCGATCCGTCCGGGGATGAATCAGGGCAGCGTGTATCGGTATGTCCAGCGCGCCGAGGCCGGCGAGGATGTCCTCGTGCCGGCAACGTGGGTGCGCGCACTGGCGGACATCCTCGACACCAGCATGGCGGCGATCCGCCCGGACTTGTTCGCATGAACCGCGCCGATTTGATCCGGCTGCTGCGCGCCTTCCCCCCGGACTTCTGGGTGGTCGTGGAGCAGTCCGAGGTACATACCGTCGCCCGTGCCGTGGGGGCTATCTGCCACGCCGCTGCGGCCCTGCTGGAGGCCGATGGCGCGGCCGGGGTGACCGTTCCCCACGCGCCACCGTGGGAGGCGCCTGACGCGCCGTGGGAGTCTGCCGTGTCGCAGCAAGCGGATGTTAACGGAGTTGTTGACAGGGGCAACAACTGAGCGCATGATTCGAACCGTACCGCAACAACTGACCGAGGAGATCGACATGAGTGCAGACCTGACCTTCCGCGACTACGGCACGATCCTCGTGCTGACCAGCAATACGCCGGTCGGCAGCGACTGGATCGACAGCAACATCGAGGCCGAGGACTACAGCTACATCGGTGGCGGTATTGCCTGCGACCACCGGCCTGCCCGCGCCATCATCGACGGCGCGGTGCGTGACGGTCTGACGGTGGAGGTGCGGCGATGAGCCTCACCCCCGTCCTCTACTACCACCCCGGCGCCGGCTTGAAGCCGGCGCTCGCGGCCCCCTTCGCGCGTAAGCGCGGCGCCATCGTCCTGCTCGACGGGGAGGTGCGCGTGCGCTACCTCGACGAGGGCGAGTACCGCGCGCTGCGCCCCGGCTGGTGCGATGTCAGCAAGCGTGACCCGGTCGCCCGGTTCCGCAAGCTCGCGCGCGAGTGGGGCGCGACGCAGGCCGCCAAAGAGTTTCTTCACCAGACCGAGGAGGTCTAAGCCATGAGAACGCTACACTACTGCATCGACATCCCCATCACCCGCGCGGCCGAGTTCGAAGAGAGCATCGCAGCGTGGAAGCTGACCGTCTCCGACTTCGACGCGGGGGAGGTGACAGCCGAGCCTGCGGTACCCGCGCCGTTCGCGCCGTTCGCGCCGAAGGCGAAGCGCAAGTACCTGTCGCTGACGGAGGTCGAGGCTGTCCTGCTCGACTACATCAACACCAACATGTGGCTCGGCACGCTGGCCGACAAGCACGGCATCTGCATCAACGGCGCGCGTCGCATGTGCCGTGGCCTGCACAAGCACGCCGCGAAGCTGGTGAAGGAGTCCGCCACGCTGGCGCAGGCCTTGGCGGCGGCGCGGGCGCACCGGGGAGACCTCAAGTGAGCAGCTTCGACGAGGTCGATGTCGACCAGCTTGAGCGGCACACCTACGCGAACAATCGGCCGGTCGCACCGGAACTGTTCCGCCGGGTCGTGGAGCAGTTCGACACCAACATACGCGCCGCCGAGAAGCAGCTTGACCTCTATGCGGAGGAGGCCGCCGAGGCGCGCCGTGAGGCGGCCGAGTGGGCGGCGGCCGTCGACGCAGCCCGCGCGCACATCAAGGCATTACACACCGTGCTGCTCGACTTCATCTCCATCACGGAGAACCCGATCCGCGACTTGCAGGCCCGCAACGGACAACTCCGCGCGACGGTGCGACAGGCGCGCGAGTTGCTCGCACAGGAGGTGTGACGGTGTACGCGGTCTATTACCGCTCACCGTGGGACGACCGCTGGCGCCGGTTCAGCCTGTTCTACCGCTGGCACTGGCGAGCGCGACTGGAGATCTGGTACCAGCGGCGCATCGAGAACGTCAGGTACGATCTACGCATCGAGAGGAGGTGATTACATTGCCGAGCAAGTCAGCCAAGCAGGCCCGCACCATGCGCGCTGCAGCCCACGACCCGAAGTTCGCGAAGAAGATGGGCATCCCGCAGGGCGTCGCGGAGGAGTTCGAGGCCGCCGACAAGGCGAAAGCGAAGAAGAAGAAACGCTGAACCGGAAGCCCCCGCAAGGGGGCTTTCTTTTTACGGCAGCGACCCGACGTATACATCGTCGACGTTGCAGTTACACAGCGCGACTGCGTTCCAGCCCCAGAGCGGCCAGAGGCACCCATGCGCGCGGTTCGCCGTGTCGACCACGCCGGCCGTCCCGGTGTGCGGGACAATCGCATCCCCAGCCCATGTATGCGGCGTGATCGCGTAGGTCTCGGGGTGGATCTCCAGCAACGTGGCGAACTGCCCGGTCGAACCCCAGTCGAGCGCCATGCAGATGTAGCGATCCCACTCGTGGCAGTACGCCAGTGCTGGGCCGCTTGCATTCAGGATAGCCTCGTAGCCCGGAGTCGGCGTGATGATCGTGCTGGTGACGGATTGCCGGCCGTCCCAGTCGATCTGCGTGGCCGGCGTTACCGGAGCGCGGTGCGATGGGCCGACCACGAGTGCCCGATGGCGGCGCGTGTCATAGGCCAGCGATTGTCCGTCGATGGTCTGCACGCCAGTGTTGGTGTATTGGTTCCTGATCCGCCACGCCAGCAGGCGCGTGTCGAAGATGCCGTAGCGGATCTGCCCGTCGTAGTCGAAGTCCATCAGCACGATGCACTTCGTGGCATCGTCATAGAACATGTCCCAGCCGGAGGTCGGGTACCCGTTCGGGCTGTGCGCGCCGCCCCAGCAGCGATGCACCTTCGTCGTCAGGTCGATGGAGTACAGCAGCATCGTGGAGTTGCCGTTCGGGTTTGTGTTACCCGAGCAGACCCAGATCTTGCCGTTACCGATTGCACACCCGTTGAAGTGCGACGATGGAATGCGGCCGTCCGCGTAGAAGTGATTACCGTCACCGTAGGAGTTGTTCACCAGCGCACTGTCCGGCAGCGAGGCCGACAGCGGCGAAATGTCGAACAACTGCCAGCCGGTGATGCCGGAGGGCAGGAACTGATTGAAGAAGATGCCGTTGTTGTAGGTGACCGAGTGCCCGCCCTGCGCTGGCACCCACGCGGTGCGTGTCTTCAGGTCGAAGCAGGCGCCGCCATAGGAGTTGCCGAAGCCGCCGTAACCGTTCGGCCCGGTATGTCCGGCCCCGTCGCCGCCTGCGCCGTTCAGCCATTCGCTGGGATTGGCGTCGCGCAGGTAGCGCGTACCGGGGCCAGCGACGCTGGTCTGTTTTTTCAGCACCATGCTGCTCATGGGACGTAGCTCGGTTTGATGGGGGCAGGATCGAGTGGTCGGTTACCCTTCACGATGGGCTGACCGTACCACGTTTTCATCGTAGGGCGCGCGCCGTCGGCCGTGAGACTGGTGCAGAAATTCGACAGCAGGAATGCGCCGTACTTGGCGTCGAACCATTCACCAATGGCATCGACATCGCTGCCCCGACGCAGGAGGATACCAGTGGCACGCACGGCAAGCTGCAGTGGCTCGCCCTCATAGCCGATGTAGACTTCGATGGTCGAGTTGGTGAAGCCCTTCAGCGTACCGTTGTAGCCGGAGCCGGGGAACGTATTACCGTTGGCAGAACCCCACGGGCCGGGTTTGACGCACACCATGAACGTCATCCACTGGTCAGCCGCGTAGGTGATCGCGCCCCACTGGTTCGGCGTGCCGTAGCTGGGATCAGCCTCGTCGAACGGCCCGGTCGTGAAGCCGCGATTCTGGTGGCAGTACTGATTCCCGGCGCCGTAGTACCACTCAAGCTCCCATGTACCTGACGGGATCAGGCCGCCGCAGCCGTGGTACATCTTCGGGATCGCGTGCCCGACTGCCATCTGCCGCATGACGATCTCAAGCTCGGCGCACGAGCGGAACTTCGTGTACAGGCTGTTGCTGCCGGTGTCGGGATACGGCGCGTAGGTGCCGCCATTGGGATTGCCGACCCCGGCCGTGATGAACATCTGCTTCCACCATGACGGGCCGGACAGCACGGTGTTGAGATAGTTCGCATCGAACCGCTGCCGGAACTGGAACCATACTTCGCTGTTCTCACCAAACTGCTTGCTGTAGTCGTCGATGTGGAAGTTCAGGTCGTTGCTGTGTTCGGTGTCGGTCGGCCAGATCTCCATGCGGATCGAGTTTGCCCCGGCCGCCGGGGCGACCGTGGTGTCGAGGAACATGTGACGATCAGTCGGGTTCCACGACAGCGGCATGCGTGCGACGGTAACCTGTCCGGCGCTGCCCGTCAGTGTGCCGTACGTCCAGTCTCCTGCGGTGAAGTCAGTGGACAGGAAGTTGGTTGCGACGAGTGCGGCAGCGCCACCGTGGTCTCCGGCGACGCGCGCTGCGTAGTTATCCGTCGTGCCGGCCGCTGCGATTGTGACGTTGTAGGAGGTGTCGACATGCGCCGGACTACCGGCGCTGTCGGTGCAACGCACCGTGAAGCTGTAGCTCGTGGCGGTATCCGGGGTGCCGCTGATCAGGCCGCCAGCACTGAGTGTGCAACCGTGAATCATCGTGCCCGAGAACAGCGCGAACGAGTAGGGCGCCGTGCCGCCGATTGCGACGATCTGCTGCGAGTAGGGTGTACCGTTGATCCCCGAAGACAGTACGACGGTCTGCACCGTCAGCGGCTGTGCGACCGTGGCAATCGTATAGGCTGCCGTGGCCGTGCTGCCGTTGTGGTCGGTCACCCGTACCGTGAAGCTGGAATTACCGACCGTCGTCGGCGTACCGCTGATCACGCCCGTCGAACTGCTCAACGTCAGGCCGGCGGGCAGCGCGCCTACGCTGATCGCCCATGCGAAAGGCGTGGCCGAGCCGGTGACCGTGATCGGCACGTTGTACGCGACGCCGACGGTGGCTCCGGCGAGCGCGCCAGCCGCAGTCGTGATCGTGGGCGGCGCAACGGTATTGGAGACACTGAACGTCGAGGTGATGATCTGCGAGGTGTTATCGGTCAGCCACACGACTGCCGTAACACTGTGCTGCCCGTTCGTCAGGGTGTTCGTATCCCACGCGATGCTGCTGCCAGCCATGTCGAAGGGTGCGGCGAACTCCTGATGGAACGGCGCTCCGCTGCGTAGTGGATCGTCGATGTAGAAGTCCACGCTCGAAAGCACCCGATTCGGATCGACCCGGATGTTGGTGGTCGGCGTGACGTAGATGTCGTAGTTCGTCCCGCTGATCGACTGCCCCTGCAGTGGCGCACCGGCGTAGTTGTAGTTATTTCCCGTGACGGTGTAGCCGTATAGCGAATAGACGCTGGCGACCACTGCGGTGACGGTTAAAGTGTACGCCTGCGAAACTGCAGTGTTCGTCACATCCGTAACAGCGACGGTGAAATTTGCCGTACCTGCCGTCGTCGGCGTGCCGCTGATCGTGCCCGTCGTAGTATTGAAGGCCAACCCGAGCGGCAGCGTACCGCTGGTCAGCGCGTAGGTGTACGGGACGAGACCGCCGCTGGCAACAATCGCTTGACTGTAAGCGTTGCCGACCAACACACCCGGCAGCGGCGTGGGCGTTACCAGCACCAGACTTGAGGCTGTGACGTTGATGCCGTAGGTGGCGCGAGCGACGCGACCATCAGCGTCCGTGACGACAGCTTCAAAGTTGAACAAACCACGGCTAATCGGCACGCCGTTGATGGCGCCAAAGTCCTGATACACGTTGAACGCTGACAACCCGGTAACAGTGGAACCGCTGCCGGTCGACCAGATGTATGGCTTCCTGCCGCCCGAGGCAACGAGGCCGGTGGCGTACTCCACACCAGCTTGTGCGGGCGGAATTGAAAGCGTGCTGATGACCAGCGGCTGCGCGCCGACGGACATGGTGAAGCTCTTCTGCGCCTTGTTACCGTCGCTGTCCGTGACCTCGACGTTGATGGTGAATGTGCTGATCACACTGGGCACCCCACTGATTACGCCGCCGCTGGAGAGCGTACAGCCGGTGATCGAACCGGACTTGACCGTCCAAGTGTAGCCGGTGCTGGTGCCGCCCAGCGCCACGAGCGCCACGGAGTAGGAGGTGTTCTGCGTACCGTCTGGAATGCGATCCGTGACGACGTAGAGCGTCGTACCGGGCTGCTTCTTTACACTCGCCTGATCCGCGAAACCGGCACTGGCGCCGGTAAGCGACATCACGACACCCCTTTGATCTTCTCTGCCGTGCGGTACACGCCGAGGCCGAGCATGCCGAAGAGCAGGGTCATCAGCGTGGTCATGTCGAGGGCCGGCGGCACCGCTGCGCTGCCGGCGAGCTTCGCGCCGAATTCAAGGAACGGGCGCAGCACGAACTGGTAGGTCAGCCCGCAGCCGCACACCCAGCCGATGAAGGGCCGCCAGCGCGAGACGAACTTGTCGGCGCTCGCCGCTTCAGCCTGATCGATGCCAGCCTGCGCCAGCGCGATCTTCGTGAACGACTCAAGCTCGGCAAGCTCGCCGGCCTGTGCCAGTTGCATCACCTTCAGTTGCGCCTCGGCCTTCTGCGCCGGGTCGGGGAAGATGCGGCCGAGGAGGTTATTCGCGATGTCGAGGATCGCGCCCAGTAACGGTGTCATGCCCTGCCCCCATGCTCGATGCTCAGGTGGTTTCCGTCTGGCCGGGACTTGAAGTCCCCGCCCCAGCGGCAGTCGGGGGCGAGTGACTTCCAGTACTCGCCCAGCGGTCGGTAGCTCTCGGTGTCGGTGGCGTATCGTCCAGCCACAAAGAGATGGAGATCAACGGCGAGAGAAACAAGGTGAAGCGAGTTGCTGATGCCGGCCCCGGACTTGGCGTTTTCGATGGCGATGCGCGCGTCACGTTGCACCTCACCGAAGGTCAACTCGTAGCCGTGGTCGAAGGCCCACACGATGAGGCTCGCGACGTAGCGCGTGAACCTACTCTGTTTTTGCCGGAGGGTTTCCATAGACCTTGTGTTCCAGTGCGTCGAGCCGGTGCGAGTTCACCTCGATCTGCTTCTGCCACGTTCCCTTCCACTGCGCGTCGTTCAGCGCCCACAGCACCATGTAGCCGCCGACGAAGCTGATCGAGGTGATGATCGTCACGATCAGCCGTGTCACGAGCGCGGCTGGAATCTGGTACATGCCATTGTCACGCTGCTGCGTCATGTCTGCAGTGCGAGGTAGCTACCGGCCGTCCCAGCGACGGACTTCTTCACCGTGCCACCCGCCTCCTTCACCTTGAACATCAGCCGGTGGTTCGTCGAATCCACCCAGAGCGTCAGCGTGCCGTTCTCAAGATGCGCGTCCGCTGGTTCGGCCTCGACGAAGGCGAGCTTCAGTTCGCCGTGCGTCGGGCGCCCAAGCGCGATCTGATCCTGATACAACGCCTGCGCGCCGTAGCCGATGGCGATGCCGTAAGTGGCACTCGTTGCCTGCGCGCCGGAGCCGATGACGACGGCCTGCGAGGAACTGACATCCGCTACCGCTGACTGCCCGATGGCAATTGCGCCAGTGTTCAGAGCCGAGGAAGCATAGCCAATCGCGATGCACTCGTAGGCGCTGGCAGCGGAGTTGTAGCCGATAGCGACGGCGTTGCCCGTAGCTGCGACGAACGCAGCAGCACCGGGGCCGATGGCGACGGAGTTGTCCCGCCCTGCATACGAACCAGCACCGATTGCCACGTTGCCAGTCGTCGCCGTGCGGACTACTGCACCGTTGTTCACGGCAATCGGTAGCGCCGCTGTCAGCGTGATACTGATTGGCGGGCCGGCTGAAGTGTTGAGTACCGTGCCCGTATAAAGCGAACCGTCGACCGTCTCGATGAGAACGACCGAGCCGCCACCAATGGTGCCGAGAGCGGCAACCTTGATGGCCGAATCACCGATAGCCGCAGAAGCGGTGGTCGTCGTAGTGTTGAAGGTGTTGACGCCGCCCTGTGCGTTCGACCCGATGACGACGGAGCTTGCCGAATAGCCGATAGCGGTAGTACCGATGGCAATTGAATTCGACCCCTCGGAGACCGCCGCCCGCCCGAGTGCGACAGCCTTGGTCGCCAGCGCGCGTGCCGTCAGGCCAACCGCGATGCTGGACTGGTAGCCCGTGCGCGCGTCGGCTCCGACCTCGATGCGGTCACCGTGATTGGTCGGTACCTCCAGCACATTGGTGAGCGTGCCGCCACCGTGGATGGTGATCGAGTCGCGCGTCGCACCGATGATGCATCCCGGCGGCTTGACGTTGAGCGCGAGGACGCCGTCGATCTTGAGCGTGCCGGTGATGAAGAGCAACGGCACCGTCAGCACGATGTCCTGATCGTACGCGAGGTACTGGATGTCGTAGAGCGCAACGAAGCCCGCCTTGCTGGCGGCGTACAGAATCCAAGCACCAGCGTCAGTGTTGCCTTCGAAGTAACCGTAGCGGCGCGGGTCACCGGGCCGATAGACGCCGTTGAGGATGACCGCACCAGCCGCGACCTCCGTCGCGGTCGCCGGGTAGATCAGCGCAGCGGTCTGACTCGGGTTGTACGGGTCGACCTGATAGACCAGCGTGCCGTCCGCCTTGGTCATGCGGACACGCAGCGGCACGTTCGGGTTGAGGTACACCGGGATGAACTGCCCGGTCGCATCAGCCACGACCGGCGAAGCGGCCGGCACGGTGAGCGCGCCATCCGTCCAAACCGTCGTCGGCGTCGTCCCACCGGCCAGCGTGAAGTACAGCTTCGCACCGGGCAGAGCGACCAGCGGCGTGCCGCCGAAGGCGTCCACGACCGGCGCAGTGAAGAGCGGGGCAGTCGGTGTCGTCATTTATTGCTCTCCGGCTTGAAGCGCGGGTTGCGTGGTGCGCTGCTCTTCGGCGCAGGCGGCAGCGTCTCCGGGTCGATGCTCTCACCCGGATCGTTCTCGTAGCCGTCCGCGTGATGGAACTGCGACCAGTACAGACTCTGCGGGAGTCGCGGCTGTCCGTTCGCTGGATCGTTCGGTTTCATCGGCTCGACCTCGGGCGCGGTAAGCGCGGTTGTTTGCTGATGCGTACTTCCGTGTTCCGCACGACGAAGTTGCCCTGCGCGTCGCGCGTGGGTTTCGCACCTTTGCCCAGCACATAGCCGGGATCGTAATGGACGAAGAAGCCCGCCGAGTTCGGTGCATCGGGCCGACCGAAGGCAGCAGTCGCTTCGTCGCGCAATTCTATGTCCTTGTTCCGCAGCCCGACGATCACGCCGGACTTGCCGGACAGGTGGTCGAACGGCCGGAAGTCGTGCGTGTCACCGTCGATGACCGGAAACTGTCGCCCGGTCTTCTCGCTGAACACCGTCTTCGGCAGCGGCTTGTCCGGTAGCACGACGCCGTCCTTGGTCGTCCGCCGCACCTTCGGGATCGACCGCATGTTAAACGGCATGGCGACGTTCTCGCCGCGCTCAAGCAGGTTCTCCATATGATCCCAGTTGCTGAACGGGTTCAGGATCAGCTTACCGTTAACGACCTGCGTCAAGCCAGTCGAGGAGTAGGTGTACCAGTGATTGTCTGCGATGACATCCGATAGCAGCTTGGTGTAATCGTAGAACGTCACATCGGGGTGCGCGCGAATGATGCCCTCATGCACGAACGGCGGAATATCCGACAGCATGTTCAGGCGCACACCGAGGTGCGCGCCGTTCTGCGCCGCTTTGCGCTTCGCTACCTCGATCTCATCGTGCAGCTTGATGGCGAACGCTTCCGGGTCGCGCATGAAGGCGAAGGTCTTGTTGAGCGCGAACAGGCGCGGCCCCTCGAAGACCTCGTTGTCCGCACCACCACCGTAGAGATAGTAGTTGCCGGAACTCTTGCCGAGGCAGATGTCGACGCACACACCGTTGTTCGTGCAGATCGCGTACTTCCCCTCGCGGAATCCCGGCGCGAGTGCCAGCCCGGTCGTCTCGACGCTGCGACCGTCCGGTAGCCGGATCGGCGCCTCGATTCCGGCGCCCTCCTCGGTCTTCAGCATCTTGCGGTTCTTCGCCAGCAGGTTGTTGAAGCGACCCACCTCAGGCGACGTATAGACCGCCACACGCTGATTCGCATCGCGCCAAGACAGCTTGCGGGCCTTGTCGTCGAGCGCGAGGTGCCGGTCGAGCGCCGCGCTGAACGCTTCCCGCTGGCCGGCCATCGTCACCGGGGGTTTCTCATTGACTGCTCCCGGTGTTTCGAGGCTCTGGGCGGCCTTGTACTTCTCTCCCGGCGTCAAGGTCTGGGCGGTCGTGCCGGGAATGGGGGTACCCGGCGGCGGGGCCGGCCCCGGCGGTTCCCTGCCAGACGACACCACAGCTCCTCTGGGCACTTCTGTGATGATCCGCGACCCGACCACCGGCTCGACCTGATTCGGCCTCAGGCCGGCCACCATGCCGCCTGCGCCGAGCTTGGCGACGGCAGCCTTCGCCACAGCCGCCAAGGCCGGCACTTTTGCTGCGGCTGCAGCAAAGGTCTGGACGGCAGCCCCAAGGGCCGGGTCGGCGCTCGTGGCCGCGATCCGGGCAAGCTGCATCAGGGCAGGCCCACTGTCGCTCATCGGCCGGTCGGCGTTACGCACCAGCCAGTCGACGAACTTCGGGTTCATCAGCACCTGCTTCGTGACCTGACGCCCGACCGTCAGCCCCGCGCCGACCTGTGCAGCGGTCACGGCGAAGTTTTCCAGTGAACCGGAGGTCAGTGCGTGCAGCATGAAGGCACTGGCGCCGATCTGCGCTGCCGCGTGCGCGGTGCCCGGAGGATTACTGTAAAGCTGCTCCGTCGCCTTGATGCGATCCGCGACGCGCACAAACTTTTCAATCGTCGCGCGCTGTGCAGGATTGTCGGTGAAGAGCGCCGCCTTCGCCTCCTCCGACAGCGCCTTATAGTTCGTCGCGAAGCGCGCGACGTTGAACGTACTTTCCGGTCGTCCCGGCGTTTCCTCACCGAGATGCGAGATTACCGTCTCACGCAGCGTCGCGCGCCCACGCGAGGGTAGCGCATCGACGACCATCTGCAGCCGCGAGCCGCCCTTCTTCGCTTCGGCCATGATCGCCGGCAGCACCATCTCGGGCTTCTTCTCCAGCTTGTCGAGGATGTTCCCGACCTCACGGCGATCATCCATGACCGACGCCCAGCCGCGCCGCGCAGCGTCCCACTCATCGCGCACGCCGGCACGCTCGGCTGCCTGCCCCATATCCTCCGTGACCGCACCATAGATCGCGCGCAGATCGGCCTGTCCCGGATCATCAGGAGCGATACCGCGACCCTGCAGCTTGTCGAAGATCTGTTTGCGAAACCGCTTGAGGATGCGGAACGGCACCTGCCCATGTTCGTCGGCGTCGTTGATCAGCGCCATGCGCCACTGCTCGATCTTCGGATTCCGACCGGCGGCCAGCAACTCCGAGTCGCGCGAACCACCGAGGCCGACCGGCACCTGTTCACGGTGCAAAAGCTGATCGAAGGCAAGGCCAGTCGCACCCGTGCCGGTCAACGACTCTGGGTCGATCTTCTGCTCGACACGTTCGTAGTCCCGTCCAGCCACGCGCGTGCGCGCATCGAATCGGCCCTTGAGGCGTGCGAACAGCGTCTCGCCCGCCGCTTGCGGTGACGCCAGCCCGCGCGGCGTTTCTTGCGCGACTGCCTGCTCGAAAGCGGCGGTGTTCTCTTTGCCACGCTTGAGTGCAAGGTCACTGACGCCGGGGATCTTCTTCATCGCGGACTCGGGCTGCGCGGCGCCGCCGACCAGTGCGACGGTCGGTTGTACCCCCATCGACTCCATCTCACGCGCGGCAGTCGCCGCCTCCTCCGGCGACGCTCCGGCGAGCAGCGCCTTGCGCGTCGCCATCGCTGCCAGCGGGGCCGCCCCAAACGGCGCCGTGCCGCCGAGGAGGGACGCGATGAACTGCTCACCCTGCCCGCCGCGCTCCAGCCCGACGAGGTCAGTGCCGCCGCCCGCGCGTCCGCGACGAACTGCCTCGGAGGCCGCCGCACCAGTGGCACCAGACGTTGCCTGCAAGCCCCTCTGTGTCATCAACAGTTCGCGCGATGCTGCCATAGCCTCGGGCAGCGCCTCGGCACCACCGGGTATCGATGCTGCACTCGTCAGACCTTCAGCGACACGATTCGCCGTGACCTCGTTCTCGGGCACCTTACCGGGTAGTGGGCGCCGCCAGCCCATCGCTTCCATCGGTTGCTTGAGGTTCGCCTCGGACGGCAGCGGGAACTGGAACGGTTCACCTTTGCCGCCCGCAACATGGTGGCCGACGCGGATCAGTCCGTTGATCGCCATGTTGAGCGCGTCGAGCGGGAAAGTTACGGGCGTGAGAGCCGCTGCGCCGACCGTGCCCGCCATCGTACCGATCTGCGAGAGCGTATCGCCCTCGGCAGGTGCCTCACCCTCGGCAGGTGCCTCCGACAGCGCCTCGGCCTGCATCGAAGCGATCTGCTGGTCGTTGTAGCCAGCCTTGCGGGCCGCTTCAGCGTCGAATGCCATGAGCTATTCGCCCTCGATCTTGGGTGCAGCCGGCATCCCGTAGTTGACGATGACATGCGACGGATCTGCGCCAGCCTCGCGGGCACGCGCCTTGAACGACTCCACGATGTTGTCGTGCTGCACCTTCTTCTCCTTGTACAGCACATCTGCCGTGTGCAACAGCGCCTTGCGTTCCTCGACGCCGAGTGCCTGCTTGCCGAGGAAGGTCTCGCGCAGCTTCTGCGCCAGCAACTGCGAGGTCGGCTCAAGGTCGGTGTAGTTCTCGACCACACCGTTGTTGATGCGCGCGTTCGGATTCTGCAGCTTGATAACCTGCGTGATGAGCGCGGCATCACTGAAGGCCGGGTTGCCGTTGTGGTGGATCTCGCGCTGTGCCTGCTGAAATGCGGCGTGCGCCGCGCTGTAAGCCATGCCAGCTTCGGGCAGCTTCTGCGTCGTGACCGCTTCGGTGAGTTCCTTGCGGATGCCTGCTTCACGCGTGTACGCACGCTCCTGACTGGCAAGCCCCCACTTCACCCCTTCGGTCTTGCGCTCTTCCTCGCCCTTGAAGCCGGCAATAGCTTTTTCCTTCTCCGCTTCCTGCGACTGTCCGAAGGGTGTGATCTGCAGCATCTGCTCGCCGCGCGACTTCAGACCACCCGCCATTTGCTGGAGTTGATCGGGCTTGAGGTGATCGACATCGACACCCTGCGCTTTCAGTTGCTGGTACATCTCCGGCACGACGATCTTCATGAACGTGACCGGATCTTTGCCCTTGTCGATGGCATCGAGAAGCTGCGCGCCGGTCGTGTACATGGTCTTGCCCTTGTACTGCCGCTGCTCCAGCCACTGCTTCTGGTACGCCTCGTTCGCCTGCATCATCGGGCCTGCCATCTGCGGGTTATGCGAGGCGACGCGCTGGATCATCTCAGGTGCGTAGATCACGGGCGGCGTATCGCTGAACAACTGTTGCGGCGTGAACCCCGGCTGGCCGTTCTCCTGCGCGACCGGCTGATCGGCACCCGGTGCCGCGAGCGCGTTCCCCGGCGCGCCGCCAGCAGTGGGGATCTGCCCGGTGACGAGGCCCGCCGCCTGCGGGCCGACCGCGCCCTGCAGATCCTGCATCAGCAGCGCCTTCTGCTGATTCTCCAGCGACAACCCCTGCGTCTGCTGCGCCATCAGCGCGTTACGCTGCTGCGCCTCCTGCTGCAGCATGTTCTGGTTCCGCAGCGCCATCCCGGTGTTGATGACATCACCGAGGTTGAAGGTCTGACCGAGGGCAAAGTTCGGCATGGTCGTCTACCCGTTACCTGTGAGTACCGCTGCCGGGATCTGCATCTGACCGGCCCCCGGCACGTTCGCGTTGAAGGCACCGCTATAATCACCCGGCGAACCGACGTTGTAGCCCCCGCCGGTATTCATTCCGCGAAAGTACGGCGCCATCAGCCAGTTCTGCACGCCACCCTGCACGGCGTTGTTCACGCCAGTCACGCCCGACATCAGCGCGTTGTTCTGCATGGTCGCGCCGTTCATCGTCGTCGCACCCATGTTCGCGCCGGTCTGCACGCCGTAGCCGGCATTCGACACGGCAGTGTTCGACCCGAGACCCGCCATCTGCATCAGGTTCGCGATGTACTCCTGCAGATGCGTCGAGGCGAGGCCGCCAGCAGTCGCCGCCGCTGCACCGAGCGAGCCGCTCGATACGCCACCACCGGCCGCCGCTGCCCCCTCGACGCCACGCAGTCCCTGCTCCAGCGCGTAGCGGTACTCGGGCGAGTTGAGGAACGTGTCGAAGCCACCGCTACCACCCGCACCGGGCGGGATCGGGCCGAGCGGCGCCGTGAGCGCATTACTGCCACCACTGCCACTGCTACTGCCACCCCGCGTGAAAACGCCAGCCGGATCGATGAGACCCTTGACGCCGTTGTTCAGGTTCGGTGCCGGCAGCCCCATCGGCGTGAGCGAGCCGAGCGCGTTATTGATGACGCCCTTCGCGCCGCCACCACCGATGTTCAGCGGGTTAAGAAGATGACTGAAGAAACCGTTCGCGTACTTGCGGTCGGGCGTGCCGACCGATGGGCCACCGGGCGCCGTCGTGTTGAACGATCCATCGGGCGCAGTCGGCCACGCAGGCGTGGGCTGTCCAGCACCAGTCACCGGCCCCGCGCCACCCGCACCGGGCGACGCACCGGAACCATCGACGAAGGCACCCGTGCGCGGGTCGACGTACCAGACGTTACCCTTCGCATCCGTGACCGGCGTGTAGCTCGACGGCATCCCGAAGAGCGACTCAAGCTGGTTCATCGCACCGTAGCCAAGCTGGCGTGACGGTGCGGTGATCGCGAGGCCGGTGTTGTACTCGCGCGCCTGCTCCGCGAGCGAGCTTGCTGCGGCGTTGCCAGCAGTCTTCGATGCCTTGTTCCCCGCGTAGATCGACGCGCCTGCGCCGAGGATGGCGCTGCCGGCAATGGCAACTGCGACGTATGTCATGTGATCTCTCCCAGCAGACGCTGCTCTTCCTGCAACTGTTCCTCACGCGGCATGATGATCTCTTTTTCGATCTCGTCAGGGTCGGACAACTCGGTCGCGTGGAACGTCATCACCTCGCAGTCCTCCAGCGCGTAACCCACACGCCGCGCGCCGGCCGGGGTCACCATGACATGCGGTGCCACACACTCGTAGCGCCCCTCGTCCGTGACGATCAGCAGGCGCCCCTTCATCACGACGCGCAGGTGCGAGAAGCGATGGATCTTGCCGACATACGCCGTGCCCTTCGGGATGAGCAAGCGCCGCCCATAGATGCCCTGTGCGTGGTAGTGCTGCAGCGGAAGCTCGATGACCGCAGGCTCCGCTTTCATCGCGGCTTCCAACCGGTCGATCTGCTGGCGCATCTCGACCTTGGCTAAGACAACTGGTCGCGAATGAACCGACGAAACCATTCAGCACTCCACTCGTTCGGCACCTGCGCCGCAGCCAATTTTACACCCGGCCCCGCGAGCAGCGGTACGTCACGCAGGAACCGCAGGAACCAGCCCCGATCCCACTCGGCCGGGATGTGCAGCGGCGGGCGCCCCGGCGGGTCGACGATCACACCGAGGTCGCGCACCAGCGTGCGGAACCACTCCGCGCTCCACTTCACCGGCACCCGCTGGACTTGACCTTGCAGGCTCACGACGAGGTCACATCCACATCGATGTAGGTATCGTGCGCCAGCACCGGCACCGGATCGCTGATCTCCAGCTTGAAGACGCGGTTGCGCGCCGAGCCGAGGCGTGTCCAGATCTGCCGCTCGGCAGTCGCACCCATCAGACCGAGGCTCTTCTGCTGCATCGGGAAATAGTTGCGGCCGCCATCATCGGAGCAATAGAGCGTCGCCACCGGGTTCGCCCCCTGCCCGGTCGGCGTGCCGCTACCGGCGTTGAAGTACGCCTCGAAAGTGTTGTAGCGGACACGCTTGCCTTCCATGTAGACGCCCGGATAGACCCACCACATGGTCTGCGGGTCGCCCCAGTCAAGCTGCTCCTCGCGCGTGAGGATGCCCAGTTGATTGCTGCGGCTGTCCCCAACGATGAGCTTGCCGTAGACGTTGACGATGAAGTTCGGCCGCCAGCGGCCGGTACCGTACGACGCACGCTCGTGCCATTCGTTGGTCGTAACGTCGAAGACGAATGTGCGGTCGGCGCGCGGGAATGTGAGGACGTAGAAGAAGTGACCGTGGTCGGTGTACGTCATCGCGAAGGCGTCGCTGATGTCGGGGATCAGCGCGAGCGCCTGCTCGATGCCGTGGTTCGACACACGCAGCGGCTGCTGCCCCTGCGCGCGGCGCACGGTGCGGTCGTTCGCCAGCCAGAACACTGACTCGTCGATCTTCGCCAGTGAGAAGCCAGCCGCGCAGCCGACCTCCATGAAGCCGCCGGGGGAGCGCGAGAACGGCGCACGCGGCACAGGTGGATCGCCCGGTGCGGGGTTACCGTCGTCGTACCACGTTTCCATCGTGCGGCTCTTCGCGATGACGATCTCGCGATGATCGGTGATGAGGCCGACGATGTGGTCGGTCAGGCCTTCCGCGCTGAAGAAGTAGCCCATGTACGTCAGCGCGGAGTTCAACTCGGAGGTGAACACCGTGTTGTCGTCAGGCGGCGCGAACAGCAGGTAACCGTCGAGGCCGGTGACCGCGATGGCGCCCGTGGCCGTGAAGTTCGGTGCGAGAATCTCGGTGAAGCCGGTCGTGTCCGTGTTATAGACGAAGCCACGACCCTCCTGCGTCAGAACGACGATCTGGCGCGCGTTGTTGTCCGCCATCCACACGCGCCCGTTGCCGGTGATGCCCTCGGCCAGCACCGTGACCCCGCCGCCCGAGGTGACGCGCAGGAGTTCGTCGCCAGAGACGACGTACAACACCTCCTCGCTGACCCACGCGCCCCGGATCGGCCCGTCGCCGCCGGATGTCCACGGCGTGACGCCCGGTGCCCGGTACATCACCACCGGCCCCTTGCCGGTAGCGCCCTCCTGCGGCAGCGCCACCTCACTATAGCAGTTCAGCAGGCGCCGCCCAGCCGCCGGCAGACTCCTCAGAGCATAAGAGCCGACCGGCAGTGGCAGGCGCTCGTCACGCACTTAGACGAAGGGACTCCACCCGGAGAGCGGGAAGCTGCGCGGCAGATCGCCCATGTCCGAATCAACCACCTTCAGGTAGCGGCGCGCGAGGTGCGCGTAGGCCGCGACAGCGACCTCCTTCGTCGTCTCGGTCGGCTCGACACCGTACTCCGGCGCAATCGAGCAGGCGAGGTTGTACTTGACGCAGCGTACGTCGCCATCGGGGATCGGCGCCGTCGCGTTGAGGTCGGTCTGCGGATACCAGCCGAAGTCGATACCGTCTTCGCCCGCGCGCCACGCTGCGAGCATGTCGTTCAGGATGTCCAGCCCCTGCTCGGCCTGCTCCGCGCTCGCGTCCTGCGTCTCCGCGAGGATGGCAAGAAGGCGCAGGGCGCCAGTGACGACCTGACTGTTCGACACGCTCACGGCGAGTTACCGCTCGACGGAGAGAAAGTAGTTATCGATGCTGATTCCCGCAGCCGCACCACCCGCAGTGTTCTTCGCCGCGATGATCGGCGCCATCTGCGTCAGACCGTTTGCACCGAGATCGAGGTCGGACATCGTCTGCTGGGGGATGGCAATGGACTTCGTCTGCCACTGCGCGCCGCCCTTCTGCTCGGCCACACTTGGCGGATACCCCGTGTAGTTGTAGTCGTACAGCCAAGTCGCAGGCGCGCCCTGCGTCTTGCGAAACGCCACCTCGACCAGCAGCTTGTCCCAGTTAATGTTGATCTGGAACTCGTTGATGCCCTGCGCGCCAGCGTTGCTCGTCGCCGGTATGAATGCGGTTGTCGTGTTCCAGTTCTGCCCGAGGTTCAGATCCATCAGCACCGAAGAAGTCGGCCGCCAGAGGAAGTGCGGCACACCCGCAATGATGGAAATACCGAAGAGCTGATCGGTCGTCGTCGCACCCGTGTAGTCGTGCGAGAACGGCGCCTTCGCCAGACCGACGAAACAGTCACCGAGTGCCGTTGCTGACGACGCGGCGTACGCGCCGAAGGCAGTGTGCAGATTGAACTGGTTGCCGAGCCACTGCGCGATCTGCTTGTTGAGCGTGTTGAAACCGCCACCGCTGATGCCGGAACTGAACAGCGGCTGCATCCGCACGGTATCACCGATGTTCGCCCCCGTGATCAGGTTGTAGATCAGCCGGGGCATACCCTTGCCGAATGAAGTGAAGCTATGCGACCCAGCGGTCGTGCCAGCAGTCGCTGCCCAGCCGGGAACAGTGTCCGACCATGCGCTGTTGGAGATCGCCGCGCTGGCTGCCGCGACAGTCGTGAAAGAATCGAACTCGCATGTCATGACACGCGCGCGAAGCGGGTTGTGGATGAAGCTGCCAGCGAACGGGCCACACGCGGAGACGCGGAATGGATCGTCCTCGATGATGCGGCCGGCGACGTACAGGTCATGCTCGATGCGCGTCGCGTTCTGCTGATTCGGCTGCCCGGTGCCAAAACCGTAGACATCGGGCGTACCATTCGGTGCTCTTGGCATAGTGTCTTCTCCAGAGAAAAGGCCGGGATCAGGTTACCCCGATCCCGGCCATGATCACATCCGTCAGTGCGCCGTTACGCGATCTGATGGACAAGCCGATTCGCGAGTTCCGGGTAGACCGCGACATACCCGTAGAGTACATCGATGCGGGTCGGCACCAGATCGTTCGCGATGTCGTACTGGCGAGCGATTCGCATCGAGATGCCGTCGTAGACCTCCCGAGCGCCCCACGCGCCGTACTGGCTGACATCCTCCAGATCCGCTGTCGCGAACACGAAGGCGTCACGGTGGAACATGAGGTTCTGCCCGTACGCCGTGCTGGCCGTGACGCCGGTCAGCTTCACGACAGCAGAGGCATTCGCCACGCTGGCCGAGACGTTCTGGAACGCGCCACCGTAGATGACTGCCGGAGAGACCGTCACTGTGCCGGCGCCTGCGCCGTCTGCGGTGAAGTCCGCATTAACGACGAACCGCTTCAAGTAGCCGTAAGCCACCTTCGTCTCAGGATGCACCTCGTAGCAACCAGCGAAGGTAATGACATCACCAGCCTTGAGCGTGGCTGCAGCACCCATGCCCGAGAGGATGATGTCGCTGGTCGACACGAACACGTTGTTCGCGCCGTTGTTGCCTTGCGTAGCACCATTGGACTGCCCACCCGTGGTGTAGCTACCCGGAGTGTGTGCCGGAATCAGGGTAGATTCAAACACATCGAAGCCGCCCGTCCGCCCCATCATGCCTTCGCGGTACTGCTCCTCGATGTTCTGCGAAGCCTGAAAGAGACCTTTCACAGCATCCGAAAAGTCGACCCGCGACTGCGGATTGAGCAGCGCCACACGGTTGTTGTCGACCGGCGCCAGCAGTTCCGTCATGTAGCGTCCGCCATTCTGGAACTTGTTGTACGCATTCGTGGTCGCCGTCGAGGCCAGCGTTTCATCCGCACGGCCCGAGTACGACGGCACGCTCTTGTACATCGACAGCGCGTCGGCCTCGATGGTCGACGCAAGCTGCGCCATTGCCGGTTCAAGGAACCGCTTGGCGAAGTCGTCGATCTGCATCGTCAGTTCGACCGAGGAGAAGTTCATGTCCACGCCTTTCTGCGTGGTGACCGGCAGCGCGATCTTGCGCTCGGTCGAGTTCTGGTAGCTGGAGATCGTCGCACCGCTGCGGGTCGTGTACTTCGGCGGGACACGAATGTCCAGCGTGGTACCGATCTTCGCGCCCGACTGGGCGAAGCGGTTGTCGTACTGCCGATTGACTGCGCCGACGAAGTGCAGCTTCGCGTGCAGAATCCGCAGCGCCTCGCGCGTGATCATGCGCGGGGTTAAGGGGGTGTTTGCCATTACCATGAAAAGTACTCCTGAAAAGCGTTACGGTTACCGGCGCACCACCTTCCGCTGCGAGATGAGTTGCTCGCGGCGGCGCTTCATCCAGTCGTCCACGCTCTCGATTGCATCGAGCGGAACTCCCGGCGAGGCGCCAGCCTTGCCCGCAGTGGGCGGCGGCGGTGCCGACGTTGTCTTCGGAGGAGCGGGCGATGTGACGACGCGGTTATACAGCCGACCGAGCGCCTCTGCCTGTTCGACCGGGTCTTCCAGCCGCGCGATCCGTGCGGCCTCGACCGGGTTCTTCCCGAGGTGGTAGGCAATCTCCGGCCCCCTGTCGGAGGACTTGATCACCTTCGCCATCGCGGGAGTGATCGGCAGGTTCGGATTGGCAGTCGTCACATCGTAGTCGGGCACCTTGGCCCGGAATGCGGTGCGACGCGCTTCCCACTCCGTCTCGATCTGCTGCTGCCGCTCGCGTGACTGCCGTTCGCGCAGGGTCTGCTCAATGGTGCCGGCTACGGTCTTCTCGATGCTACTGGCCTGCCACGTTTTCCACGCGGCCTGCCACTTCTCACCGTCGTAGTCGAAATCCTCAAGCTTCGGCTCCGGCGTCGCTGCAGGCGTCTCCGGTTGCACCGGAAGCCGCATGTTCTGCAGCGCCTGCTGGCGCCAGTACTCTGCCGCGTCGACCGCTACGCGCCGTTCCAGCGCAAGCTCCTCGATGCGTTCCTGCGCCCGCGACTTGGTCGGGGGCACGCCTTCAGGAGAGGCGACTGCGGTGGACGACTCCGCGTGTGCGTCCGGTTCGCCAGAGGTTACGTCGGTTGTGGGCGGCGATCCCGCTACCGGCGAAGTCGGCTCGTTTTCCGCTGGAGCCAAAGCGTTAGGGTCAGTATCTGACACAAGTCCTCCGAGGTTGTCAAGTCACAGGCTGATCGGGCGGCGCGCGAAGCTCCTTCACCTTGAGTGCGTTGTCGAGGTGTGCAGCCTCGTGCGTCGGTGCACCGAGGGTCTTCGCCTTCAGTGCGTTGTCGAGGTGGTCGGAGACGAGCGGCGCCGCGTGGCCCAGTTCACGCGCCTTCAGCAGGTTGTCGAGGTGGTCGCCCGTGATCTCCTCGATCAGCTTCTGCAGCTTCAGCGCAGTAGATTTCTGCGCGACGACCGTGTTCATGTTCTCGATGTGCGCGCCCATTGCCTCGGCGTGGGTCTTCTCGGCCTTCGCCTCCAGATCCTTCACCGTCGCCGCCACCAGCGGGTCGGGCTGGTCGGGCTGGCGCTGAGCGAGCTTCTGCTTCTCCTCGTCGTTCGGCTCGATCACGCCCTGCTGGACGAGCGGCCAGCGGATGCGCCGCTCCAGTTCCTGCGCGCCCTGCACATCGAGGTTCTTGACGATGAGGTCGGGCGCGATCTGGCCGAGCGCCGGCATCTTGGCGAGGAGATCGAGCAACGTGTCGAGCGACTCCTGCCGCTGCGTGGTGTAGCTCGGCCCGAGCGCGACGGCAACGTCGTAGCGCCCCTTCGACAGGTCGGGATGACCGGCCGCGTTGATGCGCTTGAAGTCCTCCGCACCGTCCGGGCCGAGGATGCGGATCTCGCGCTCGGTGTCGTAGATCTTTGGGATCATGTCGATGAGGATCTCGGCGGTGTAGCGCAGCGCCTTGCCAAAGTTGTCGATGAATTCGAAGCTGCCGACATCACCCTCGCGCTGGCGATTCTCAATCGCCGTGCCCGAAGCGTCCTGCTGGTCATTGCCGAGGCTCGACTTGTGGTAGCCGGTGGTCGCCTCGATGTCCTGCGCGTCGAGCGTGGCGAGCGCAATGGCAGCGGACGGCACATCGGGCGGAGTCTCACGCTTCGGCGCGCCACCCGTGGCGGATGCCTCGGGATCGACGTTGTAGGGCAGGTACGGGGTGTTGCGCGTGTTCGCCGTCGCCCACACCGACTCATAGCCCTTGATCATCTTCGGCGTGACGAGGTACGGCGCGCGCGGCACCAGCGCGACGCGCTCGACCATCGCAGAGCGGTTGTAATTGTACGACCGCTGCGCGTCCTTCGCCGTGCGGTGAATCGAGAGGAAGCGGCGCCGCCCCTCGATGTTGACGTAGCGCCCAGCGCAGCGCACCACCGGGATGTACTTCCACGGATACTTGATCGGGCCTTCAAGGATCTGGTACCCATCCGCCTTGCACCACTCGATGTACGGGTTGCGTACCTCGCGGGTGCGTACGATCTTCCGGTCGGCGGCATCCTCGCGCAGGATCTTGCGCGTGCCCTTGTCGTAGGGCACCACCGTGCCGTCGTCGAGTTCCGCGATCTCGGTGATGTCCCAGCCGCGCCGCCAGTAGTCCGCGATGCGTACGCCCTCGGAGGTGATCCAGCCGAGCGTGTCGCGGCTGATCTGGATGCTGTGCGGGATGCGGCCGGGGTACTGCGACTTGAACTCGTCTTTCGAGATGCGCTCGGCCACGATTGCCCAGTTCGCATCGCGGCCGGTCGGCTCGACAGCCTGCTGGTCGATGAACACCGTGAACGGGTTCGCGACCATCTTGACGAAGATGTCCTGATTGAAGCTCTCGGCGTCGCAGTACTCGGGCACCACGATCCAGTACCCATAGCCGCAGCCGACCGCGTATTTGAACGCATTGTCGTACGCGGTCTTCGCGTCCGACTGGTCTTGGATGTTGCGGATCAGCCCGGAGTAGACCTCGGCAGTCGCCTGCGAGGCCGCCGCGTCGACGGCGCGGATCTTGATGTCGGGCGACACCTGTCGCTGGTCACCGATCACCTGATTGAGCGCCGGCAGGCAACGGTTGAAGGTGTAGGTCGGCCGCCCCGCGCGCCGGTTCAACTCCATCTGCGTCCACTGCCCGTTCGGTTCGTAGAGGAAGCGCAGGTCGTCGACCGCCCAGTTGCGGTTGTCGGCCTCGCTCATATCGACGACCTGATAGCGGGCACGCAACTCCGCGAGTATTTCGAGTTCCTCCTCGCTCTGCTCGACTACGCGGGTCTCTTCTACGACAGCATCTTTGTCAGCCACAAAATTCTCCTGAACCCGGCAAGAAGAGGGCGCCCTGCTGAATCAGAGGCAGTCCCATGCTATCCGCCGAGTCGAAGTCACTGGGGAAGCGTTCAGGTACACGATGTTGAACTGCAACGTGCGCCTCGTGCAGGACGCGCGCCATCATGCCGCACATGTCAACGTCGTCGTCGTGCTTGCCGAGCGGAAACGACACCAGTTGCTCGATGATGGCATCGCCCACCGGGCCGTACGGGACGTAGACCTGACCCATCGAGGCGCGAGCCTGCAGCGCCAATGCGCGGCTCACCTTGTCGCGGATCGACGGCAGCCACTCCCAGCGCACGGCAGCGTTGCGCTCTTTCATCCGCTTGACGAGGAACGGCTCGACCGAGCGACGGATCGGGCCGGCCTCACCGAAGGCCGCCTCGCACGCATGCGCGAGCAGCATGTCGCAGATCTTCTCGACCCACACATCGGAGGTCGTGCGCCCGCACCAGTAGTCGACCGCGAGGAAGATCTCGCCAGCGTCGGTGACGCCGTGGATGCCGAGCGCGGTCGAGTCCGGGTCGGCACCGTCGCCCTCGTCAGTGACGGCGAAGTCGGAGGTGAAGAACAGGCTGGCACCGGCCGGCAGCGTCGCGTACCGCTTGAACCACGACCGCTGGAAGAACGTGCCGGTCTGCGGCCTCGGCTCTTGGTTGTAGAGCGCCGACCAGTCGAGCAGCGTCATGTTCGACTTGATGCGCGCGAGGGCCTCGGGGCCGTACCGCTCGGGCCACAGGCACTCGGCGCCCTCGGCCGGAAGCTCGACGATCTCCCAGCGGTCGCCACCGTGCTGCTGCTTCTCGATCAGCCGGCCGGCGAGGTCGTCCTCGTGCATGCGGTGCTGAATCAGGATGATCGCGCCGCCCGGTCGCACGCGGTTGTAGACGGTGCCCTGATACCACTCCCACACCGCGTTGCGGGTGGTCTCAGACTTGGCGTCGAGCATCGAGGCGAACGGGTCGTCGATGAGGAAGCGCGTCGCACCACGACCCATGACAGCGCCGCCCACGCCGACCGCGTAGTAGCTGCCGCCCTCGTTGGTGTTCCACTGCCCCTTGGCTTGACTGTCCTCCGACAGGCTGGTGCCGGGGAACAGGCGCTGGTACTCCGGCCCCGCGATCAGGTCGCGGACACTACGCCCGAAGTCCGCCGCGAGGCTGCCCACCGCGCTCGCGCTGATTACGTCGTGCTGCGGGTTGCGTCCGAGCGCGAACGCTGGGTAGCGACGACTCGCGATCTGGCTCTTGCCGTGCTGGGGCGGGCAGAGCAGCATCAGCCGGTCGATCTCGCCGCGCTCGACCCGATCGAACTGGTCGCAGATCAGCCGGTGAATCCGCGCCGCCTTCCAGCCCGGAGTCGTGTACTCCGTGAAAGTCTGCAGGGATGAGCGTGCCATCTTCCGCCGCGTGATCTCCGACGCTGCCACTGCGGGCGATACGAAGGAGTTCTTCGTCACTAAGCTCTTCGACGTAGCGTCGCTGCGTTTCGACTGTGATCGTGTCGCCATACTTCTTCGGCTTCAGCTTGGCGGCGGCCCACTTGCGCGTATCGACGCGAAGACGCGCGCGAGCCACTGCTTCAGGCGCGTAAACGCGCTTACCAGCTTCGTCCGTGTAGTAATCGCGGCTTGCGTCATCCGCGATGTCCACGATCTCGTCGAAAAGGGCGTCGGCTGCTTCTCGCTTGGCGTGTTCATACAACTCCCTGAAGTCGTAGCGCGTCAGCAACCAGACAAAGATGGTCTTGAACGACGGGCACCAGTCGTTGTCCTTCGCGATCCGCTGCAGCGAGCGGCCCTGCGCCACCTCGAAACAGATGCGCTGTGCGAGTTCCGGCGTAAGTTCGATCTTCGCAGTCATGCCGGCGCATTCTGGTTCACGAGGATGTAAGGGAAGATCTCACGCTTCACCAGCCCCGCCACTGTCGCCTCCACCGTGACCTGTCGCGTTTCGCGCTCGTTGTACTGCCGCTGAATGGTGTTCTGCGTCGGCGTGATGGTGAGCGTCTGCGCGACGCCGGTCGGTGTGACGCTCGTCCAGCCCAACACCTCGTAGCTCGTCGTCAGGTTGTCGATGCGGTAGCGGATCGACGACGGCGTGGCCGGCACACCGTTCGCATCGAAGAACGACAGGTCGAGCAGCGACGATTCGTACTGCGCGACGAACGCAGTCGCGTAGGGCCGGGACGGTACGCCCTGTTCGACGAGCGTCATGTGCGGCGCCAGCGACCGGCGATGCGGGCAGGCGAGCGGAAGCGTCCGTAGATCCTCATGGCGCCAGATCCTATCGCGCGTGGCGCTGTGAGTCCAGCGCCCGCATCGCCCGCTTGATCTCCCGCGCCTCGGCCCACGACTCCGCGATGATCCACACCACACAGAAACCGACCACACCGGCCCAGCCAAAACACATCGCCAGCACTGCCCCGAGGATGAAGTACATCAGTGCCACCCCTTGCGCTCGTCATCCACGCCCGGATCGCGGCCCGCGACGATCAGCGCAGCGAGCAGGAAGCCCAGCACGAAGCCAACGCACAATGCGACGAGGTACATCATCGCAGCATCTCCTTCACCTTGCGTGGCACCGGCCGCTCGCGCATCTCCAGTTCCGCGATGCGCCGGGTAAGCCGGTTCAGCAACTCCCCGACCCATAGACGCTCACCGCAGTGCCGGCACACCATCACGCCGGGTTCGCGCGCGTCGCGTACCTCGCTGTGTGAACACGGTGCCGTCACCGCAACCTCCTCTCGCGCTTCGTCAGGCGCACATCGCGCCGGAAGCGCAACCACGGCAGCCCCGCGAACATGCGGGCATGCTCCGTCGCCGCAATGATGCGCGGCACCGGCTTCGGGTCAAGAGCTTTCATTTTCGTCTCTCCTCGTAGTTGCCCAGCCTCGCGCGCGCGCGCGGGGTATGGGGGGTATATACAACATTACACAACAACCAGTCCAGATAAGATACCCCCCACCCCCTTACTGGTATTGTTGCATACTTACCCATACCAGTACCCACTACAACGCTGAAAGACGAATTCCGCCCTCGCGGCCGGTCTTCGTTTCCAGCCGCTGGCCCTTCCACACCGTGCGGTTCGTCCGCACCATCGTGTTGACGTATTTCTGCACGGTGTTCTTCTGCAGGCCCATCTCCGTGGCGATCTCCGCGCAGGTGACGTAGCGGTCGGTCTTGCCCTGCAAGGCCTCCACTGTGGCGAGGATCTCGCCCTGCTGGTTGCTCTGGCGCACCTCGTGGTACTCGCCGTTGCACTTGAACTCGCTCGTCGCGGTGAACTCGATCTCCAGCGCCACATCGCGCTGCGCGTGGCGGTGTCGGATCGCGAGCAGGCGCCGTGCGTCCTTCATCCCCGGCTCGTATCCCGGCGGCCAGAGCATGAGCAGGATGCCGGTCGCGCCAGCGACGACAGTGTCCGCCATGTTGTGCCGTTCGAAGATGTTGTCGAGCGACTTCGTCAGGTGCCCCTTCGCGGTGTGCATCACCAGCACGATGGTGATGCCAAGTTCCAGCGCGAGGTTCTGGTAGCGGCTGGAGTAGTCGTAGTGGTCGGCCGTGACATCCCCGCTGCCGCGCTTCACCTGATTGACCCGCATGATCGCTTCGAAGCGCGCCCCCGTGTCGAGGAACACCACCCGGATGTGAGGGCGCGTGATCAAGTACTGCTTCAGCCACTCATGGGGTGCGAGGATCGGGTTGCCCTCCTCGTCGCAGTTCGCCTCGGCCTCCTCGCGCAGCGAAGCGCCGAGCAGCAGGTCGACATCGTCGGTCGGGCAGAACCCGAGTTGCTCGATGCGCGGCTGCAGGGTCGTCTCCTCGTCCTCGGCCGCGATGTATAGCAGGCCGACGCGCGTGGTGGCCCGGTCGAGAAACGGTTCACCGCGCGCAACCGCACGGGCGAGGTTCAGCAGCAGCCATGACTTGCCGCACTTCGCCCCGGCGCTGAAGAGGTACAGCCCCGGTACGAGGATGTCCTGCCAGAAGTAGTAGACCTTCTGCACGCTCGCCCGCAGCAGTGCAGCCATGCTGCGCGAGCGTGGCTCGGCTGGGGGCGTGGGCGGCGTCTCGCGCGGCTCGGCGGACGCCTTGAAGAGACTCGCGCGCGTGATGCCCCTCCCCGGCTCGATGCCGTCCCACAACTTGATGCAGTCTGCCGGCCCGAGGTAGTTCGCCCCGGCGCTCGACCACTCGATGAAGAGGTCGAGACCGTCCTGCTCGCCGTGCGTGCCGTCGTGGAGCGCACAGGCAAGCTCGCGCCATTCGGCGCGCGAGCAGGACGGATCACGCCGCATCAGCGCCTCACGCGCTTGCGCGAAGCCGGTCTCCGTCCAGCGCGGCCCGCTGAACTTGCCGCTCTTCACCGCACGCACGCCGGGTGCGGCGTGGGGGAAGGGCTTGCGTCCGCCGCGCAGGATCGTCACGGGCTTGTCGAACTGCAGCGGCGCGTACCAGAGTTGCACGGGGTTCGTCGCGGAGCGATCCGCATCCGCACCGAAGATCGCCGCAGCCGACAGCGCCGTTGCGCTGAACACCGCGCGGTCGAGGATCGGCTTGGTGAAGAGAACTATCCGCCAGCGTTGCGCGTCAGGAGCGGAGGACGGCGACTCGTACAGGATGTACTTGTGCGGCTTGATCGCGGCGAGGATTTTCTCGCGCAACCAGTTGCCCTTGTCGAGATCTACGACGACGAACTCGGCGGACTTGAACTGCGCGGCAGTGCGTGCGGGCACGGAGTTGCAGATGAATGCGGGGCCGTCTTTCAGCGCGGCGCGCTCTTCCGGTGTGAGTGCGTGGTACTGCTCGCGTGTCAGCGTGGCGACGCGGATGTTCGCGTGCAGCCAGTGCCAGAGATCGCTGGCGACGATGGGGGACTTGTCCAGACGGTGCTGGACGGTGCTGAACTGCATCTTCTTGCTCCTCGGTCGGTGAATGTGTACTGTACGCCGCAGACCTTCCTCGGTCTACCGGCCCGGTAGGGCACTGGAAAGCCCGGTTACGCTTCGCGTTTCCGGGCTTTCTTTTACCCGGCGCACGCGCTAAGTCCTTGATGCGTAAGGGCTTAAAATAGTTGTTGCAATCGGCAACAGATGAGCGCACTATTCTTCTCAAGGGCGGCGCCGTCGCCCACTGACCGAGGAAACGAAAATGTTCTACGACCACGAAGAAGACCGTCTCGCCACGCCGGCTGATGCCATGCGCGAGTTCGCTGAGAACGTCGGCGGCACCGAGCACAACGCGAAGTACGCTTGGCTCCTGACCGACTACGACGTTTGGGTGCGTAACCCCCACTACGTCGGCCCGCCGCAGCGTCACCCCGAGGATTACGACCTCGACGAGGAGGGGATGCCCGCCCCGGCCGCGCCGGTTCGCGAGTTCCCCCGCATCGCCGTCGAGGACGAGGACATCCCCTTCTGATCCGCTGCTCGCAGGGTGTTGACAAGAGCAACACCCTGCGAGCATACTGGCCCTGCATCGAAACACCTGACCGAGGAAACGAACATGGCATTCTCAGACCGCAAGTTCCACGACTACGACATGGGCGGCGCTTACATCGGCAAGCGCATCGGCACGCAGACCGTCGTTGCCGGCACGATGTACTACACGCTCACCAACCTCCCGAAGGGCAGCGTGTGCATGGTGTTCGAGGACGCTGACCGCAGTGACTGCACCTACCGCTTCTGCCGCTACACCCGCAACGAGGGGATGTTCGGCAGCACGCGCTACGAGTACTACAGCACGGTGCAGGGCGCCCTCGACGCCGGGCAGGAGTGGGCGTGGCGCAAGGACGAGCAGCGTGCCCGTGCGAAGCGCAAGCGCACCGACCATGCCTACGCCGAAGCGATGACCACGCGCATCGTGCGCGAAGACGGTACACGCGCATGACCGGCTGGAACCTGCCCCCGGGCTGCACGCCCCGCGACATCGACCGTGCCATGGGCGCGTACTCCCGCTGCGAGGAGTGCGGCCGGGAGATGGAAGTAGACGAAGACAACGAGGAGCAGATTTGCGCGCGCTGCGCGTACCCGCGTGATGAGGAGGATGACGAATGAGATACGTCGAGAAGCAACGCGCCGTGTTCGAACGCGCGTACGTCGGGACGTCCGGCGAGCGCCGGCAGCGCCGCTACATCGTCGACGGTTACGGCACCATCTGGATGGCGAACTACGTCCCGCCATTATCCGGCAGCAAGAAGCCGGGAACGTGGTGCGCACCGTGTGTCCTGACCCGCTGCGAGAGTGACGGCAAGGCGCTGGCGTGGATGGCGGAATACCGCCCCTCGGCGCGCCTCGTCGGCGGGTCTTGACGCACGCAACGCGCACGTGTAACTTTCGCTGACTGTCACATGTAACCATGACCGAGGAGACGAACATGACCGACCTGAAGCAGGCTGCCGATCAACTCGGCAAGCTCATCAAGCAACGCAAGGCGACGCAGGCCAAGCTGGCCGACCTCAAGGCGCAGGAGGATGCGCTGGAGGAGCAGATCCTCGACGCGCTGCACGCGGCGAAGCTGGAAGCGTTCAGCACGCCGAAGCTCACCATCGCGATCAAGCGCACGACCTTCGCGGAACTGCACGACCCGGATGCCTTCTTCGCGTACGTCGCGAAGCACAAGGCCTTCGAACTCCTGCACCGTCGCTGCACCGTCGAGGCCGCCCGCGAGTACTGGGCCGCCGAGAAGGTGATCCCCGGCGTGCGACCGGGCCAGCGGGAGGATCTCAGCGTCACCGCACGCAAGCCGAATCGCGCGTAGTTCCTAGGCTACGCGGGGGCGGCGCTGCCCCTGAAGATGACACCTGTGGCCCGCAGGCCGATAGCAGCGCAGGGCACCGCAACATCAATCGGAGAATGTCGTGAGTAAATCGAAAGCACTGACCACGGGAACGTGGAAAGACCAGATGACGAAGTCCCTCGTCACCCAGCGGGCGCAGACGCTGAAGCTGCCGAGCGCATCGAGCGGCGCGTTCCTCTCGTGGCGTGGCGGCACGACGAAGCTCGGGGACGACAAGCTGCCCAACCCGCTGCCGGTGATCGTGCTGGCCGCGAGCGCCGAGCGCGTCTACTATGCGGGCGCGTTCGTCGAGGGCAAGGCCGCCGCGCCGGAGTGCTACTCCTTCGACGGCGAGAAGCCGCACCCGCAGGCGAAGAACAAGGGCGCCGCCGACTGTGCGAACTGCCCGCTCAACGAGTTCGGGTCTGCGACGAACGGCAAGGGGAAGGCATGCAAAGAGGGTGCGAGAATCGCGCTCCTGCACGGCGATGTGCTGAAGAAGCCGGAGAAGATCACCGAGGCCGACATCGTGCAGGCGCGCTTCAGCGTGTCCGCCGCGATGGCGTGGCGCGCCTTCGTCGAGGCGGAACTCGACGGGCACGACTTGCCGACTTGGTGCTTCGGCATTTCGATCAAGAATGAGAACGACCCGAAGACCCAGTACAAGCTGTCGTTCAGCGCGACGCAGATCACCAACGACAAGATCCTCGACCTGATCGCTGCGCGTGTGCCGGCCGCCGAGCGGCTGGTGACCACGCCCTATGCGACCATCGCAGAGGACAAGCCGAAGCCGGGGGCGCGAGCGCGCAAGTTCTGAAGTCCCCATTCGTCGGCGGCCGGGGAAAGCATTCCTACCCGACGCACCCCGGCCGCCGACATCTTTTACCGAGGAAGGTATATGTCGATCATCTCACTCACCGTTTTCTTCGCCTGCGCGGATGACCCGCAGGACACCCTCGACGCGCTGGTCGAGCGCCTCAAGTGCAACGAGGGCATGGGGCAGGTGACCGGCCTGCTCGACGGGCTGTTCGACCCGCGCATCGTGCCGATCATCGTCACGCGCGAGATCGAGTTCACCGACATGCTGCGCGCCCGTGCGCCGGCCGCCGACGAGATCATCTCGCTGCACGCGGCTTACCGGGAGACGCCCGATGCTGACGCTTGACTACGAAACCGTCGCCATCGACGCGACGAGCTACCCGCCTGCGCCGGTCGGCGTCGCGGTCGATACGCCGAGTCCGACGTACCACTCGTGGGGCCACCACGACGAGAGCGGCTCGCTGGTCTTCATCCCGCATGTCGCGGAGATGCTCTGCCACAACGCCATCTTCGACCTCGCGGTCGGGCAGGCGGCGAAGCTTCTCACGCTGCCAGCGCGCGTCCACGACACGCTGATCCTCGCCTTTCTGCTCGACCCGTTCGACGATTTAGGTCTTAAACCTCTTGCGGAGAAGTACCTCGGCATGAAGCCGGTCGAGCGCGACGCCGTGCGCGACTGGCTGATCGCGCAGGGCATCGTCACGAAGCGCGACCGCAAGTGGGGCGCGCACATCAGCGACGCCCCGGCCGCCCTCGTGCGTCCGTATGCGATTGGCGATGTCGTCCGCACGCGCAAGCTCTTCGACAAGCTGCATCCACTCGTAGCGAAAGCCGGCATGCGCTCGGCGTACGACCGCGAGTGCGCGCTGCTGCCGATGCTGCTGGAGATGGAGCAGGCCGGCATCCCCATCGCGAAGGCGCGACTGAAGCGCGACCTCGCGAAGTACGAGATCATCCTCTCCGATGTCGAGCATGACATCCGCCGCCGGCTGCGCGCGAAGGATCTGGACATCGACAGCAACGACAGCCTCGCGGATGCGATTGAATCACGGTACAGCATCAAGCTGCCGCCGACCCCGACCGGCCGGCGCAGCACGGCGAAGGGTGTGCTGGAGGAGAGCATCCCCGATGCCAAGGTCAAGGCGCTGCTGCTCTACCGCTCGGCGCTGGCCTACTCGCTCGGCACGTTCATGCGCCCGTGGGCGCGCAGCGGCGGCACCATGCATGTCCACTGGAATCAGGTGCGCGGCACCAGCGCGCGTCGCGACGAGTCCGGCGCCCGCACGGGCCGGCTGTCGTCGGAGCCGAATTTCCAGAACATCACCAAAGACCCGGCGAAGCTGCTGTTGAAGCTGCACACGCTGTGGCGGCGCGACTGGACGCTGCCGGTCGTGCGTAGCTACATCGAGGCGCCGCGTGGCTGGTGCCTGTTCGGCGTCGACTACAACCAGCAGGAGTGGCGCCTGTTCGCGCACTTCGAAGACGGCCCGATAGCGCAGGCGTACCGCGATAACCCGAGCCTCGACATGCACGAGTTCGCCCGCGCCACGGTGTCCGAGCGCGCCGGCATCGTGCTCGACCGGCACACCGCGAAGATCGTCGGCTTCAGCAAGATCTACGGGGCCGGCGCGGCGAAGACTGCCGTGCAACTCGGCGTCGACCTCGACGTTGCCCGCGATGTCATCGATGCGTACGACACCGGCCTGCCGAGCGTGCGCCACATGCAGCGC